GATCTGACTATGGATCGGATAGAACGATTCGTAGAGAAAAATGACAATGCTGTGGTCAAGAAACTACGGCGGGATCAGGAGACGATGGCTCCGTATTTCGCCTTGCTCGAAGAGAAGATAGCGGAGTATGAACAAGGACCTGATACAGCAAAACAGTTCGCGGGGCTTGCCGATTTGTACGAGGAATTTCGGTTGCTGGACCCCGCCCTACAACTGATTGAGATAGACAAACCCTATTTCAGTAAACTAGAAGCTATTTTCTGGCTAGTAAACGACAGAAGGGAAGCAGTTGAAGGTTTCACTGAGACATACTCTTATAGACAACGGTGGCTGATGGGCGTGGAAGACCCAGATAGCCCTCCTACACGGGAAGAACGCCAGGAGATCGACCGCTTGTTAGTATATTGGGGCTACCGTGATAGTGCTGCAACTGATGTTGTAAAGCTGGAACTTTACGAATTGGCCGAGGAGCGTGAGACGCAACCGACAGGACTACGAGATCTGAGCATACAGCCACGAGATTTCACATCGGAAGAACGCGAAGAAATGCGACGTTTGCTAGAGGAATCAGGAGCACTCAAATAATGGTAGTGGCTACTGAGATCGTAGATATCCGGTGCCCTGCCTGTAACAAGATCCTCGTTCGAGGCTTCGAGGGGGTACGTCTGCAAACCTTCTGCAAGCTGTGTAAGCTGGAGTTCAAACTCGCACGTAGGCCAGCAAAAGTTTGACAACATAACAGGCGCGTGCTATAGATATCTCGTGACAACTAAATATCTAGTGCCCCATGAGTGGGCCATTTCCTTCGTGCCTCATAGTAGGCCGATAGAAATGGTCCTTTTTTTATGCCCGAATCTATGACACCCCCCTCTAACGAGGGACACACCATAGGAGGTTGATGATGACTACCGGACAAGTACCGCAGGGTCCGCCAGCGACACCCTTGCAGATGGTTCCCGAAGGAGTACCGGACTCCCCACAGGCACCAGAGCAAACACCCGCTGCGGAACCAAGTCTAGAACAGCAGATCGCGACTCTGAAGTCAGAGAACGAGAAGATATCAGGGCAGCGAAAAGCTGAACAGGCGCGGTTCTCGAAGGCCCAGTCAGAATCAGCTTCATTGCAGCAGTTGGGAGACCGCTTGGAGAATCTGGCGATAGAGGTTACGGCCTCGAACGCGGAACTCAGAGCAGGTCTCGCGGCTACGGCAGCGGGCAACGTAGAAGGAATGTCCGGTGTGATGGATGATGCTGGTGGCAAGATCAGGGCCGATGCCCAGGCTACCTTGCGTACATCCGATTACAACGGTCTGAAGCGGCAGATGGAAGCCTTCATGGACGACCAGGATGCCGTGGGAGCTTGGCAAACTGAGGTACAGGCCCAGAATAGTGGTGGTGGGAACCAGTCCCTCGAGGGATTTAGGGAGATACTGTCACAGGCCAAGGACCGTCAACATACCGCACAACTAGAGGCAAAGGACGCTGAGATAGCTACCACCCGTGAGAAGGTGATGAAGGAATTCGAGGTCGAGGACGTGAACACGGGACCAGCAGCATCGGCATCCGGGGCCCCTAACCTAGCCCAGTTGAGTGAAGTGAATCTGAAAAAGACAATCGCAGTGGGAGACCTGGAAAAGCACAAGGAAGACCTCCTTGCGGCTATCAGGAAGGGTCCACCACCGGGCACGTAGTTTGGAGGCAAAATCATGGCGAATATGACCGCAACCACGATGGACAAGTGGCTACAAGAGCAGTGGTCGGCACTGGCTTCGGTTACCTATAGGTCCAATGTCGTGTTGCCCAATCTGATGGACAGACGTTGGGAACCTGAGATTGGTGTCCACCAGGGCGACACGGTAAACATACCTAAGTTTTCGCAGAATACCGGAGCGCAGAAGCGATCTACATTTGGCACGGCAGCATCCCTGACTCTCACGGCAACGACTGAGGGACAGGTACAGTTGGCAGTTAACAACCTTGCCTACTTTGGTTATGCGATGCCGGTTGAGATGGAGACCCAGACGTTCAGTGAGTACATACAGATGCTGAACGAGGGTATCGGACAGGCAATCGCACTCAAGGTAGACAACGAGTTGGCCGGTGATGGCACCAACGGCTTAGATGCCTTTACAGCCATCGGGACTGACAACGTGGACATCACCGAGGACACCCTGTTCACCGCTGAGACGAACCTTGGTGACCAGAACGCACCGCTGGCAGATAGGTATCTGGTAGTCAGCCCTGCATCCAGAGCATCCCTGCTCAAGATCGAGGCTCTTCGGAACTCTCTGTACGGCGCTACCATTGGAAACCTCGACTCTTCCAAGGGCCGAGGCTACCTGGGACGTGCGTTCACCTACGAGATCTACGAGAGTAACAACCTCGAGTCGGGTACCAGTGGTAAAAAGAATGCGATGTTCCATAAAGAGGCAATTGCCTTTGCAGAGCAGAAGGCGCTTACTGTGGTACATGACCTTAACATTGAGGATGGGCTAATCAATCAGATGGTGGGCTATAACATCTACGGCCATATTATGGTCAAGAGTGCTTTTGGGAGAGAGATCGCAGGTAAGTAGATGAGTGACGGAATAATAGATCGCAGCCTGGACCAGGGTGGATTTTGGAAGCATGTGACCTATACGGTACCGGATTCGATACCGAAGGAACGCATAGATTTCACAGCACCGCAGTATCGCAACAAAGGTGGCGAGACTCTGGAAGCTGAGGGGTTTAAGATTCATAAAGTCGAAGGTCCAAACCGGTGTGACAGGCCCATTTTGGGCCTCACCGGTGGCTGCAAGAAATGGGCACCACACGAACCAGATCGTCACCGTTACCATATCGGTTACTGGGTGAGTCGCAGGCCGCAGGAGCATCTAATGGATGTACCTGACGCAGCCGTTGCGGCACTCGAAGATACTGGGATGCGGTTGGCAGAGTAGGAGATAGACATGGCACCTAGGATTGGATACCCCACAGACGGTCTAGTAGACAAGATGGGGTACAAGAGAGAATCAGAACTCCACATATCGAATTCATTTGATCACGATGACTGGACCGATGGGTTCTTTGGTGATGCCCTCAATGCACAGTACCCAGCGGCTAAGACCAACGGTACTTCGGCGGCTGTAACACTGACAGAGCATAGTGCCAATGGATTCCTACAGCTCGTAACCGGAACTGCTGACAACGGCTATGCCGGGCAGGGCTTCGGGATGAATTGGACCGGTGACCGAGGCGTGCTGATGCAGGCCATCATCACCACCCCCGCAGCCATCACTACATGGAAGTGGGAATGCGGCGTTAGTGATGCCGACGATGATGCCGGGGCTGTGAACGTGAAAGCAACTCCCAATGCCACCGCTACCGATTATGGAGTCTTTGTCTACGACACTGATGATGACACCAGTATCGCGTTCCATTCGGCCATTGGGGGGTCGATCACTGCCACGGAAGGAATCACGACATGTACAGTCGATACGACGTATAGACTTGCTGTCAGGGTTCAAGGTAACAGTATAACCGCCTACATCAACGGAGAGGTCGTGGCAGAGCATGGGAACGGCATCGAAGGCGGTAGCGGGATCACGCCGTGGGCTTTCAGTCAGGCGCGAACCGGTTCGGCATCAAGAATATTGAAGCTCAACCGCTGGGGGATGAACCAGCCTGCATACTAAAACGGAGCTACACTGACGAACAATAGCTAATCGCTAGCTCCCCAAACGAACGATTGATATAGGAGCGAAACAATGGCAGGTTCAAGTTATCCAGTAGGGGCCACTCGTAACCAGGGTGAGACCCTTGCTCTATCAACGACAGTAGCCAGCTTGGGAATCCCCCCGGACTACCATCAGGCAATTGTCTATAACCCCGCGACGGACTTTCGACTTCACATGAACCCACGCATTCTTGATGCGGTGTTCTTCGATGAGTCCGCTGCAACGGGGTCGGAGTACGTCAACACTTCTAGTAGTGTTAACCTCGTAACGGATCTAACTGATCGATCCACGGGAACTGGCACAGGCACCACGTTGGACTCCTCCACCACCTCAGACTTTTTATATATCTGCTTGTACGAGCCTACGGCAGGTATCCGCGTTGTGATCGGTTCTGCCAACTCCACTGCTAATACTACTTTGGTAGGAGCGTACCGCAAGAATGATGATACATGGGCCAACCTAAGTGTCACCGACGGTACTGCTTCTGGTGGTGTTGCTCTCGCACAGACAGGATCTGTGACTTGGTCTGCCAAGACTGATTGGAAGTCAGCTCAGTTAGTGGGCCCGCACGGGATAGCAGACGAGAAGAACTCAACCAGTGGTATTGGTGGAACGGTAGGATTCTGGATGCGTCTGTCCTGGGACGAGGCTCTGGATTCCGATACCGAGATCACAGAGATTTGGACTCTCAGTAACGACACCAACCGAGGATACTATCGAGCAGGACAGGAATATGGCCTCAGCTTTGACCGTAGTAGGGTGGGTGCAATTGAGGCGGTCCTGGCGAGTGGCACCGACACTATGCAGCTAACATGGGTAAGGACGGTACATTAGATGGTTTCAGGACACAGCGTACAACCATTTGGCAGGCCGTGGCGTATCGCTGATGATTTGTTGCTGCGTTTGGGCAGCGATGGAGATGCTGCGATTGCCTTGGTCTCATCCGCTAACTCGGCAGATGCTGAAGTTACGAACCTGATCGAAGGTACCAGTGATCACCAGGGGACCGCAGCTAACTCCCTGGTGCTATCCAACGTCACCAATGACGGCGACATCCAGATGCTGGTATCTGATGCCGGGAACTCAAAGGAGTTCCTGCTGGCGAATGGGGATACGGCAGATCTGGTACTGGGTCACGGTATGGCTACCGCCACGGTCAAGACGGCTAGCGGCGCTCTGACGCTGGCCCCCGGTGGCAATATAGTTGCATCATCGGCTGTTGATATTCAAGGCGGCTATGCTAACAGTGGTGGCGCACCTTACGATGGCGTGGTAGATGCTGGTGGCGGTGGTAACTGGACAACACTTCAAGCTGGTGATGATGCCTTAGACGGCGGCTCATATACGATGCTGGTCAAGGCTGGCACATATTCGACAACCTCAGCCACAATCACAGTTTCAACCAACGACGCTAAGATTGTAGTTGAACCAGGTACGACAATAGTTGATCCCATA